ATAGGATGGCATGATAATGTTCCTGAGAAATCATCAGAGTTAGATAATTTAATAAATGAATGTTCACTAGAAAACCCAGAGGAGTGCGAATCCTGTGCAATTTAGACAAAATTCTACGGAGAAAAAAGTGGTTGATTCCATGACCGTGTTTAATACACAAAAGGTTAACACTAAAAAACAACCAATGTTTTTTGGTGCACCTTTAGGTGTTCAGAGATACGATTCTTTCAAGTATCCTGCATTTGAGAACTTAACTAAGTCTCAGTTAGGATATTTCTGGAGACCAGAAGAGGTGTCTCTACAGAAAGATCGTGGCGATTATCAATCATTAAGACCAGAACAAAAGCATATCTTTACATCAAACTTGAAGTATCAAGTTATGCTTGATTCTGTACAAGGTCGTGCACCAGGTATGGCATTTGCACCATACTGTTCTCTACCTGAGTTAGAGGGATGTATGAACGTATGGCAGATGATGGAAATGATTCATTCTCGCTCATACACATACATTATGAAGAATGTATATTCAGATCCATCTGAGGTCTTTGATACTATTCTTACAGACAATAGAATCTTAGAGAGGGCAGAGAGTGTTACAGGATCCTATGATGCGTTTGTAAATCAGGCACATCAGTATGATACAAGTAACTGGTGGAAATCAGAGTGGAGTGGACCTAATGCAGATTATGAAAAGAAAGAATTAAAAAGAAAACTTTATAGGGCAGTCGCTAATGTCAACATTTTGGAAGGTATCCGCTTTTACGTATCTTTTGCTTGTAGTTTTGCTTTTGGTGAACTTAAATGCATGGAAGGGTCTGCGAAGATCATATCGCTTATTGCAAGAGATGAGAATCAGCATCTGGCAATAACTCAAAATATCCTAAACAATTGGAGAAAAGGTGACGATCCACAAATGCTTGAGATTGTAAAAGAAGAAGAACCATGGATTATTAAAGAGTTTGAGAAGTGTGTTAATGAAGAAAAGAGATGGGCAGAATATCTGTTCAAAGATGGATCTATGATTGGATTGAACGATAAACTACTTCATCGTTATGTTGAATGGGTTTGTAATCGTAGAATGAGATCAATCGGACTTAAACCAGTTTATGACGTACCTGCAAGAAACAATCCACTCCCTTGGACAGAACATTGGATCAGTTCTAAGGGTCTTCAAGTGGCACCCCAAGAAACAGAAGTCGAATCTTACATTGTCGGTGGAATCAAACAAGACGTTAAAAAAGACACCTTCTCAGGATTCAAACTCTGATATAGAGTGGGATCTAGACGAGTGTTATAAAGCAATTAGAGACTCTGCAGATCATCAATGGGATGATTTTGCAGGTGGATAAATATAGGAAATGACAAATGATTAATTCATTATGGAAGGTGGTTATGAAAATCCCTGGTACTACAAAGGTACAGCTTTCACTTCTGACGATATTGGCGACTTCTTCGGTTACGTCTACCTCATTACTAATAAGTCAACAGGTAAAAAGTACATCGGTAGAAAGTACTTTATGCAAAAACGTAAACCAAAGGGAGGAAAGCGTAGAGTTACTTCTGAGTCAGATTGGAAGAAGTATTATGGAAGCTCCCCAGAACTCAAAGCCGACATATCCAGATATGGAAAGGACAACTTCTCCAGAGAGATCTTATCCCTCCACGAAACCTTGGGAAAGGTAAACTACGAAGAGACAAAACAATTATTTTTAAATAATGTTTTGATGGAATCACTTGACGATGGAACACCTATGTATTATAATAGCAATATCCTAGGTCGTTACATGAAAAAAGATTATGGCAACTTTGAAAGAAACTCTGAAACAGACTCATAATTGGTCTCTTAGTCGTATCAATGAACTTTGTTCTCGTGATGATTTTGAAGAGGTTGTAAATGGTGACTCAATACGTCAAGAGTTTAGGGAATGGTTAGACATAGAAAAAGAAACTAATGTATTATCTCTAGAATACATAGATGATTTTGGTAGTGGTGTAGATATTATAGAAATTTAGATTATATATAGTGTAGATGTAAATACGTAAGATTATGTTTTCTTTTTTACTCCCATTTGCTACAAAAGTCATTTCTGATGCAGTAGCAAAAATCCCAGAAAATGAAGAACTGGGCGAAAAACTAATAGACATTTGCCTTATCATCCTTAAGAAGGCAGTCAAGTTGACAAAAACCGATATGGATGATAAACTGTTAGCACAGGTAGAATCTGCAATCAAAGCAAGGTAAAATTATGTTACAAAAAATTGTAAACGGGATTGCTATTGCGAGTGGAGTTGTTTCCCTTTCAGTAGTAGGTCTCGGTGGATATGTCTTCATTCGTAAAGATGCGATTATTGAAGATGTAAAAAGTAAAATTATGGAATCAGTGATGCCAGGTGGAATGAGTGGTATTCTTGGTGGAGATGCAGGTGGAGGAGCATTAGGAGGATTAGGAGATATTGTTAATCCTGCACCTGATGCACCTACACCAGATGCACCTGCAACAGGACCCGTACTACCACTAGGTTTTTAAATAAACATAGTTTGCATAGAATTGAGAATGCTATATATAAATAGTCTCTCAATTTTATGTCATGGCAGAAGCAGTTAAAAAAGAAGAAGTAAAAGCAGAAGAACCTAAGAAAGTAGGACCTCTTGCAAAGTTAAAAGAACTATCCGAGGACAAGGAAGAGCAGATGGAAATCTTCTCAACTTTTGTTAGACTCGGAATTTTAATTTGGAGTGGTGGTATCTTAACTCTAAATTACGTTTCGATCCCAAACTTTCCACAAAAAAACATTGACCCAACTTTCATAGCTTCGGTCTTTACAGGGGTCCTAGCTAGTTTTGGAATTCAAACAGCAAAAAATAAGAACGGTGGTAGTGCTGCTAAACCTGCACCTGGTGCGGTATCAAAGGCAGACTTAGATAAACTAATTGAAAAAGCAGCAAGCACAGCACCTGCACAAACAATTAGAATTGAGCAAGCACCAATGGTACTTGCACCAACTCCAACTAAGAAAGGATAGTGGATAAGAAAAGTGCCTTTATATTAGGATTGGGAACTGTTTTGGGTATATCCCATATCGGTATGATTGGAATGCTTTCAAACAATTCCTCATTTCCTAAATTCGATTTGCCTATAGGACAGTATACTGCGTACAGAATAGAGGCAGATAAGAATGGATATAAAATTGACTACAGAGCACACGACCCTAGGATCGTAACAACTACTGAACAACTCAGTAGACCTGCAGGTTTCCTAGGATTAGGTAAGAAAAACGTAGATATTCAAAGACAAAATGTAGTAGGAGAGACTACTAACACAAACTCCTCTGGACTAACTGAAAAACAAATCGCATGTATCAAAGCAAGAGGAAGTGGCGAAGGAACTGGTAAGATGGTTGGTGGTGCATTAGGTGCTGCTACTGTTACACAAACTGGTGTATCATCTATTCCTATAGTAGGATGGGTAATAGGAGGTGCGATATCAATGTTCGGTATGGATCAAGGTGCTGAAATCGGAGGTCAAATGGCAGTTGATTTTGCAGATTGTGATGAAGAAACTATTACAGGAGAAAAATGATGGCAAGTTATGGGGAGTGGAACGAAAGTCTTTCTGATGATGACAATTTACTTAGAGAAGTAGTTGGAGATGATAAGAATGACAAGAAAAGAAAAACAAACCTTAATGAAGAGGAGGAAACTGAACTGATATAATATGAATGAAATTAATGTACTCGACATGTTCACTATCCCTTTGATACATGTTGAATTGAATGAAAATACTGATGAGTTAAAAAATTGTAAGGAATATCTAAACAGCAGTATACAATCTAAAGTTGGCAAACCCAACAATATGATTCTTGAAAAATATCCAAAGATAAAAGATATCTTAACTAAAAATTCAAACTCAGCAATTAACGATATTTTGACTTATGGTGCTAAGTTTAAGATAACAACATCTTGGATAACAAAAACAAGACAAGGACAAAAATGTTTTATGCACAATCATAAGAACTGTATGTTTAGTGCTGTATATTATTATTCTGATTATGATGATGAAACAGGAAAATTAGTTTTTGATAATCCTTTCAAAGATATGTCTTCATATATGGTAGAGAACGATCAAGATGACCCATTCAATAGAGCAAGTATAAAAATTACCCCTAGATCAAAATCATTAATAATATTTCCTAGTTTTATAAAACACGTTATTGATGTTCATAAAAGTAAACAACCAAGACTATCTTTGGCATTTAATTTGATCCCCGTGGGGAAATACGGATATGGGGATTCCTTTTATGATACATCGTTAATTTAAGTGTGGGAGTCCACACTTATATGCGTAATTATACCTATTGTGTTATACTAAATAGTATCAGTTACGTGGAGTTGAAACTATCATGTCCCACTACACACTCAGTTGGCACGATCAACAAACAGAATACCAAATCTGCGAATATGCGAATGACGCATTTGAAGCAGTAAAGAATGCAAGAGAGGATGTTCCGTATCTACACGAGCATCCTTTTTCATTAGAAACCATTAAAAAGGAGAACTAAATGAAAGAGTTTTTACATTGGACTAATAGATGTATGGTAATTACATTACTTCTTGTATCATGCATCTTTTTAGGTGGAAAAGCATACGCTATTGAAATACTGATGGGCAACGAAGGAATGCTTGTCTTTGAACCTTGTGAAGTAACTGTCAATGTCGGAGATACAGTTACATTTAAAAACAACGAACTACCACCACACAATATGATGGTAGCAGATCATCCAGAATATTCACATTCTGACTTAGCATTCGCACCTGGCGAAAGTTTTGATGTTACCTTCGATAAAGCAGGGGACTATAAGTTCCAGTGCGATCCTCACGCAGGTGCAGGTATGGTAGGAGTTATTCACGTAGAATGAAAAAATTCAATACATGGGTGTTAGACACCACAATTTACATCATTGATTTTCTCTACAGGGGTAGAGACTTTCAAAGATTCTGGGTATTAGAAGTTATCGCAAGAGCACCCTACTTCTCATTTATCAGTGTATTACATTTTCGCGAATCCCTTGGACTTCGAGGAGAAGATCACATATACTTAATGAAAGAACACTTCTATCAGGCATTAAATGAAACAGAACATTTGGAAGAGATGGAACTTAGGGAGGGCAATAAATATTGGATCGACAGGTTCTTTGCCAAGCATCTTGTTCTGGTGTATTATTGGATCATGGTTGCTTACTATTTTATCGATCCTGTTAACGCTTATGATATCAATATGAAGATAGAAAAGCATGCTTACGAAACTTATATAAAATATAGTGCGTGGCATCCAGAGGATAAAAAGATTGCTGAGATAGCAAATGATGAACTGGAACATTCAAAAGAACTACATAAAGCAATGCTAATGATTGCATGAAAATAGAATTTGAAAAACAATTTGGCAAGGGTGTAGATCCTTGGTACGCAAAAGCAGAGAGATGGGCGAAGAAGCAACGCTTCCCCATCTCTCATCTTGCTTTAGGACTTATCGCATATTTAAAAAAGGTATGGACTAATGTTAAGATAGAAAATACGATGAGAGATGTTGATAGACAAGTTGAGGATATTAAAAAAGGTTGGGATGGTTATACTCAACCTATGCCAAAAGTAACTAGCACTCCATCAGAAGTAGAAGGTTTAGATGACATAGAAATAGAATATAATAAGTATTATCATGGGTAGTGTTGTTTGGAGTATAGTTTGGATGATTGGTATACTCTTGATTTCTGTAGGAGTTGTGATATACTACATAATGAGATATGATCATTTTTGGCCAAATGACTAGAGAGTACGCAAAGAATCGAGAAGAATACTTTCGTGAGTTTCATAGTGTTGTCGCACCAGTGGTTGTGATAGATGGGTATGATTATGAAAGAAAGTATGATGAAGAACCAAGTTTTTGTAAGCATTCCGATGAATAAAATATATGCTACTTGTATTATTGGTGCGATAGCATGGTGTGCTGCAGCACAAGCTTGTAGTCTTCCTTTAGATGGTTCACCTGCTAATTGTCCTCCGTTTGATGGTGACTTTGATGATATAAAACTACCAAGAGAAGAGTTAAGAGGAGAGATTGATATTTACGAACCAATGCATTGGCATTCAATAAATCAAATGTTTATAAGAAATGCAAGAAGAACACAAATAGAAAAAAATATGACCCTACCTTCTGATTCTATAAATAGTGCACTAGAGAATTTTTGGGAGCAAGAAAATGGGAGCAATGGTGCCACCGAGTCGGAAGAGTTGTTATAACTTCCGAGTAGTTTCGATTGATAGAGTAGTTGATGGAGACACTATAGATGTTACGATTGATCTTGGATTCGACCTATACAAAAAAGAAAGAGTCCGCGTTGCGGGAGTCGATACTCCTGAGAAGAGAACAAGAGACCTTGATGAAAAAGAACTAGGTATTGATGCTACCAACTGGATGAAAAAAAATTTGGAGGATACAATAGATGGAGATGATGAACTCATTATACGAACTGAACTTAAAGGTGGGGTTGGTAAGTATGGCAGGTTGCTTGGTTGGTTATACGTTGGCGATGATGATGTATCGCTCAACGAACAAATGATCACCGAAGGATATGCTTGGGCATATGACGGTGGTACAAAGCAAAAGAACTTTGAGGAACTACGTGAAATACGTAGATCTAAAGGTACATTGAACGAAGGTTAATTTAATGAAAGATTTTAAAGTCCCAGTTGCTATGATTACATTCCTAGCAGCACAAGCAGGTGGTATGGTTTGGTTTTTATCAGGACTACAGAGTAGAGTCAAAGCACTTGAATCCTTTGACTCAGGAAT